CTGCGTCGTCGCAATTGGGGCTTGCTTCGGCTTCCGTCGTGAACGCTTCGACAACGACCGTACCGGCGAGGACGGGTCGGTGAGCGAGAGTCGCACTAATGACGGTTCCACCGGTAACGGTGGCGTCTTCGCCGTGTACTTCTTGGGAGCTGTAGTACGGGTCAAGTGCCCAGCCGTTTTGGCGTGCATAGGCTTGACCAGTGTTTTGACGCATGATCTGGGTTCCGGCTACCGTTTGGCCCTTGGTGAGGGCGTAGCGATATCGGATGTAGAAGATCAGGCTGGCTGGTTGGCTCATGGGCTGAACACCAACAAGGTTGTCGGCGATCAGTTTCGGATAGGATTTCCGAATGAGCGGGAGGGCGAATCGCGTGAAGTCGGCGATGTTCGCTGTGGTCGTCTGGTCTTCCAGGATGACTGAGCGATTTTCGGGATTCCAAGCGTTGAATTGGTTCTCGAGGATGGCTGCCATGAGGCCAAACTTCTGTTGTTTGACTTCGCGGCATTTGCTGAGTACCGGGCTCCATTTTTGGACCAGCTGGTTTTTCTTGCTTTCGTGGATTACGGAAGCCTTGTGGAGGTCCGTTTCCTCGGTGAGCATTCTGCGCTGGGGGGCGGCACCTTCATTGATGTGCTGCCGTTTGGCGCGTTGCGTACGTGTTGGCAATGCCATGATTGTGACTCTCCTAGAGATAGTCGTCTTGAGTTAGTTAATCCATGCCCGGCTCACACGGGCTTCGCTTATACCAGGTCTTCGTCTACCAGGTCGGCAATATCATTCACACCATATCCGCCACCGGTTTTAGTGGTGTTGGGTTTGGTAGATTTTGCCGGTGGACGCGGGTCCTGGCTTTCGAGGAGGGTGGCACGTGTCGAAACCGGTTTGCCTTGAGTTTTCCGTCCTTGGTCTAATCGCTGGCTAGGTTTGGTCTGCTTGCTTTCCACCATTGTTTGGTTGGTTTTGGCAAGCTCGGTGGTGAGTCGGCGATTTTCCTTAAGTGCCCGTTCGGCAATGGCTGTTTGCCGGTTGGCGGTTTCGATGGCCCGTTTCTTCTCCTCGGTTGCGAGCTGGATTTGCTTCTTAGCTTTCTCAATGACGGCTGTAGTTCGCCCGCTGGTCTCACCATCGATTGCTATTCCCTCAAGGAGACCCTTGACGGATTTAAGCTTGGTGAGGGCTTCGGACTCACTAAGGGCCGACTGCTTTGCGAGTTGGGCTTCGATCGCAGCTCCCTTGGCTTCACAGAAGATTTGGAGACGGCGTGCGAGTTCGCACTTGTGGGCCTCAGTTTCTTCGATGCAGACTTTCTTAGCTTCTTGCACTTTAGCCGAGTACTCAGACTCAAACTGCTCGCGAAGAGTTTGCTTGTAAGTGCTGAGAGATTCACAAATTTGCTTTGCGAGATCCGGCTTGACTCCAGCCTGCTCGAGAAGATTCTTAATCTTTTCCATGGGTTTACTCCTCGCGAGTATGTTTGAATTATTTTTGCACAGAAACAATAATTTCTGAATTACAAATTAAAGAAATCATTTATTTCTTTTACCAGCATCCGTTGATAAGTCCCCTCGTCGAACCTCGGTCGAGACCTATGTAACGGACGGAGACGTTTGCTCAATCCCTCTTGAATATTAAGGATGGCCCCATTCACAGATGGTTCAGCTACTGCATCCCAAGTGACGAAGGAATAACCAGGCATGACATTATATGTCTGATGCCCATTATTCTCCACTACTTCCATATCCCCCACACCACGAGAGGAAATTCCTACCCGTACCTTGTGTTGGAACAACCCACGGAGCATGGCCCCGCAAGGTAAACTGTGGAGTACTTCCGCTTCGCCCAAGACTTTCCGACCATCCATCCAAACCTTAGTCATCAAGTGACTAACCCTATCAAGATGGATCTTAGCGTCGGCTGGATGATCAAATTCACCCATAACGGCACGATTGCCGATGTCTTCTTGGATCTGCTGAACTGCTGGTGCAAGAACGTCTCTGGTAGAATAGAATCTACCATTAGCATTCTCACGGTCCCCCATCTGGAACAAGCCGGTGACACGCATCGCGGGTTCTTCTCGGCCATTCTTCCCTTCAGCCACGATACTCTTAGTCTCGATAACTTCGAAGGGGAAAGTGTCTTGAATTAGCTGACAACCGGCAGGAACTTCACCAGTCTCAGCAATCAACCCACGGTTAAACCCAACAGCACGTCTGCTCGGTAGCATAGTCACGGACCCTTATTCTTTGCTAGCCTTCTTCGCAGTAGGTGGCTTGGTTCCGCTACCATCGTCTTTCTTGACGTCGGGACCAATATCTTCCACTTTATCTTGCGAAGCTTTAGGCAGCTTGGGATCTGGCATATCCCGCTTGTTATCCTTAACATGCGTGGTGTATTTTGCGCTTTGCGGACTCGTAACATCCTTGTCCTCGAACGGCAGTTCTTCTTCCTCTTCCTCCGCTCCTGGAGCTGGAGGAGCAGGAGGACCTTCTACAGGTCCTTCGGGCTCAACGACGGGCTCTCCCGGCTCTTCGATGACTTCCTCTCCGCCACCCTCGAAATCAGGCATCTCATCGTCGCCCATTTCGGGTTCGACTGCCTCCGGTTCGGCCATATCAACACCGTCTACCGGAGCCATAGCATCGAGATCGTCAACTTCCCCCTCTTCGCCCATTTCGTCAACTTCACCAGTTTCATCAACCGCGACATCATCACTAACCTCGACAGTAATTTGGCCGTCGGGGGTAGTAGTAATCTTGGCCATAGCTTCTTCTAGGGCCTTGTCTTCGTCGCTTGAGATCGGTCGAAGCTGTTCCAATGACCCTGATAGCCATTGGACGAATCCCTTGGGCGAACCCTCATTGATTCCAGCCGCTGCGAAAGCGCTCTCATATAGTTCTTTAGGCACTGGAATTTCAACAGCCCCATCCTCACTCAAGATTGCCAGGGGCAATTCAGAGCCCTGCCCACCATGATCGAGAATGAATCCAACGCCATTGAAAGTACCAGCGATTGCGTCTTGTTGTTCTTCTCCCCATGTAACCTTAGACTCATTCTTCAGCGTTAGGGGATTAATAGATGCTCGAGCATAACCGCGACCAGGAATACGGGGACCATGAATTTGGTCCTCAGCAACTCCCTCGTCATCATCAGTTTCCCAAGGCTTTCCGGAACTCTCAGACTCAGAGTCTGAGTCTGTATCGGAATCATCGGAATCATCCGAATCATCCGAATCAGTCTCGGAATCATCGTCTGAATCTTTTGACCCAAATGGTGGTGCCGCACCAGGGAATGGTAAATCGCCTTCCATGAAAACAGAAACAGCTTGCTCAATAGCCTTGCCGAGTCTGCCCTCAGGAATTCGCAAACCAATTGCCGTGATGCCAGCCTTAGCCATATCCTCCAGGCTTTCAGTGAGCTTCTCACCCTTCAAATCATGCTCCTCAACCAATCGATTCATGATCTGCACAACTTTGTGCAGGTCATGCTCATTGGTAATAACCGGAGCACCATAATTTACCAACAAGTCAGACTGTGTTTCCACAGATTCCTTGAAGGCATAAGGATCAGCACTCTCTTCCAATTCCTCCTCATCGGCTTCCTTCCGATCATCGGGACCAGCCGCCAGGTCGTCGTCACCCTCATCCTTCATCTCGTAATGAACAGGACGGGATTCCTTAATGGCTTTGGTCTTGTTCTTGCTTTCGCCAAGACCACCTGCCCCACCTTGACCACCAAGCATCTGAGCCAATTCATCCTCTTCACCAGCATCCATACCAGGTGCGAGGTCCTCTTCACCACCCTCTCCGCCCAGATCCTCTGGGAATTCCTCTCCGCCAGCATCCAAGCCGAGATCATCGCCACCAGCGCCACCGCTAGTACCGCCGACTTGAATAAGTGGGGAATTAATATTAATAACGGGTTGGCCTTCACCCTGTGGATTCTCTTGGCCTACTTCGCCCAAATCGGCAGTCAGCTCATCAGCCAAACCACCCTGTTGCCCAGGAATCTCATCGAAACTGTTCAAAGTCTCGTTTGCTGCTAATTCTTCCTGAATGGTAGCAATGAGGTCTTCGGCTTCGTAGATCGCAGCATCGTCAAAATTTGGATCTTTCAGCCTAGAAATCAATCCATCCAACTTGCTGGACAGATCATGCGACTCTTTGATGCGGGGAGTCTTATCCTTCAAGACACCAAGCGTCGTCGCCAGGGCTTCCGCAGCCACCTCACGATTGGAAATCGCCTCGAAGATCAATCCGAGGAATTTATCGTAGGCCGCTTCGAAGTTCTTGGACTCGCCCAAAATGTGAACGTTCTCAGCCAAGACTGGGTGTTCAGCATTGCGAGCGATTGTCTTCCACTCGTCAATAATTTTATTACGATTCAGCCGCAGATTCGTGCGGTAGAATAATGTGGCTGTATCTTCACAGAGCTGTTGGTTGAAAATGGCTTGGGTTGCCAAGGCGTTTTCAACCAACGTTTGAATTTGTTTGCGGCTTAGAAGAGTAAATTCTTCCATTTCGTTGAGGAATGGTGAGACGAATTTTACTGCTTCTTCGATCTTGCCTTCAGCAATAAAATTACTGGTTTGCAAGATTCGCTTCTGGAATCCTTCGGACCAATAAGCATTGTTGGCCACGTCCCGCATTCGTTTGGCGACTAGTTTGCGGGCTGCCCATTTGGTTACTGGTAGTCGGACGGGGCTTCCATCGTTGAAGCTGGCCGAGAGAACTTCACCGTTCTCTACAATTACTCTATCTCGTAGTCCTTCGACGATGGCTTGAACGAGTTTGGGGCGAACGTCTTCCTCTATGGCGTTATCAGTAGCCACTGAGACGTGTCGAACAACGCCGTCACGGCATTGGATGACGCCGGAATAGGGGATTGATCGACCGGAGAAGCGATGTTTCTTCATCGTATTGAACATCGCTTGCATGCCGCGTTGGTCGTTTTCTTCGATAGCGTTGACCAATTTAACGCAGGCATCTGAGAAGACTGACTGTTTTTCTTTCTCGAAGATATTAATCTGTCGAATATTACTTATGTTGACCTTGCCATGGTCGGTGGCATGTTCAGCAATAAAGTATTTGTTGGTATCGACGTCTTCAAAGAAGAGGTCCTGGTCGCGAAGGGATACCAATTGCCAGTTCTTACCGGCGCTTTGGCCCATCTTCTGGATTCGTTCCTCAAAGAATGCTACTTTTGCTTGAGCAGAGCCATTAATAGCACCAAGAAACTTACGACTGTCCAAGTTCACAATAGTATCGCGAGGCATTTTCAACTCCCCATGCACGGTAGCAAAGTTGGCGGATAGTGCCGCCAACCCACTGCTAATGCCGATGACGGAAATTCGCACAAGAAATTAGTCGGTATAAGCTACAATAATTTTGCACGACAACGATAGTACAATCAATCATTTATAACAGAAGGAAGATCGTCCTCTGTTATGTCCTCATTGACGGAGACCGGTTCTTTATCAGCGAGAATTGCTAGATTCTCGGCTATAACGGTTTCTCTCGTTTCTTTATCCACTGACCAGGCTACCAATAATTTGTCCTTATCAGTGTTAGGGTCACGAATCTGCCAACCATCACCGTTGCAATCGATATTAGTATCGGCATCGGATCTAGTCAAACCATCTAATTCTTTGGATTCTAAGAAATGAGCAAAACCACTAAGATGTTCTATATCGTCAGAAGTAGTAGATTTACCCAGACGCACAGCCCAAGTCTCTACTAATTTCCTAGCAGCTCGTAAATTACCCTGATTCTTCATCTCAGTTAATAATCTACGTTCCGCTTCATAATCAAATCCTTCCAATCCCAAATCCTCTTCTTCCGGTAATCCCTCACCGCCCTCATCATTCTCAGCTTCAGCTTCGTCACCACCAAGATCTAAATTCTCGTCGGCACCAATCTCATCTTCGCCGCCAAGATCTAAACCACCGGGCATTCCGCCGCCAGGACCACCTTCTGACTCGATTTGTTCCATCTCCTTAAGTTCTTCGATTTCATCAGGAGTCAAATCAGTAAAGTGAGTAACAATCCATTCCTTAGGAAACCACCCAAGATCCTTCAAATCAGCCATGACACCAACTCTGGTTTGCCATGTCTCAATTCGATATAATTCTTCCATCGCAGAAGTAGCAGTCAGGGCAATGTCAAATCCTTTGAGATCTTCTGCCGAATACCCTCTCAGCGCCAAATGCACCAGAGCTACCTTAGTAAGCCCCGTCGCAACTTCACGTTGAACCCATTGGACGGCTTTGGCAAACTCAGAGTGTGACTGAGATAATGATTTCTCACTAGCTTCACCAGCACCCTCACCAATCCCAACTCGAGCGAACGGGATCTTGGTAGGAGCGATCATTTTCTTCTTGAAGTACTCAATATCAGCGATCTGATCCAAATTCTCTGCACCGGGCAGTGTTTCAATATCTGGGCCTGTACCATCTGGTCGTCGTGGCAAGAAGAAATCATCCTCTTGGATCAATGGTGAATAACGTTCGTCGAACGTTCCGGTAGTAGGATTATAGAATCGTTGCCGCTTGAAATTCCTAGCAATCATTTGCATGTATTCTGGAACTTCTTTTGGCGGAATTAATCCTACCGGTATGACGAATTTACGTTTTTCAGGGGCACGTGTGATTCGATAAATCAGGGCTGCGTCTTCCATGAGTCGCAGTTGTTTAAATGCTTTTCTACCGCCATCAATAATTGATCGCCCATAAGGATGGTAGATATTTTCGAAGCTAGTCAACCGTAGATGCATTACCTGCCATGGATGCATAAATTGTGGTTGTGGGTATACAACATCTTGAAAGAAGAATCCTACTAAATCACCAAATCTTGTTTCGATTCTGGTGAAATTATAGACGTTCATGAAACGGAGAGATGAAACACCATTCCTGTCAATAGTAGGGACGATTTCAAATGGAAGGTCACCGTATTTGCAAAGGTACCTGACAGATGGGCGGCAATAGGTATCCCAGAGTAATGTATCGAAGAATAGATATTCTAATTCCTTCTTCAATCTTCGATTTCTTGCCCTGATGATGAGGGTGTGTTTTCTCTCAGGATCGACTAGACTGGCCTCGTCGGCATAAAGGTCTAGGGCTAAACTTATTTCGCCCGTTTGATCCATCTGCTCGTAGTCTTTATACCTCTCCAGCCTATTAATTTGTAGGTTGGTTTGGTCTAGAATAGCAGCTTGATTATTATTGTCTAGAAATTCAGCGCCGCCAGCAATCTTATCAAGCTGAGGCTGATCTTGCAGTATCCGTTCAGCTTGAAAAATATTTTGCTGGCGTGCTAACGCCCGAATGCGGTCGAATACTAGCCAGTTACTTGGCATGGTATGTCCTCAGGAGAGTGCTTTCTTTATCTTTTATTCGTAAACAACAGGGATTGTTATTTTAGTTATTACCAATTTACATACTACAGCCCAACATAAATTTTAGCGAGAAAAGTATGAATTTCCTAGAAAAACTGATAAATTACCTCGGTTCCGGAAAATCCAACAAACCCACCCCACCCACAACTCCACCTGCAGAAACCGATATTGCAAGG